AGAGAGGAAATTATATATACACGGCGCACATACATTTACAAGCGTTAGGGGGTGGGGGGTTCATGGTCGATTGTCATATATCAAATAAAATTGGCTTAGTATCTCTTTGAGCATTGGCAACGGATCACGGATCATTGAACATCAGTAAATATTAAATATTTTTTACTCTTTGTTCGATAGCCTTTGGCAAGTTTTTTTATGCTGTAAATATTCGATTAATTATTATTTTATCAGCTCTTTTTTATTCACAGCTATTTTAAAAAAAATTTATTAAAGTTTATTTTTACTATTGATTTATTCGTAAACTTATATAAAATCCTATAACATGAAAACAAATACAGAAACCTTTAACTTAATTGTTAATGAATACGACAAAAAGACCAAGCTTCAAAAAATGCATGAAGTTAGAATATTCCATGATTTTTGGGGTTGGAAACCTTTTAAAAAACAAAATAAAGAATCTATACCAGAATTAAAAAAATGCATTCTTAAAGAAATAATGAGTGGTGAAAAATCCGGAATGTATAACTATAATAATTTTGAATGTAGAATTGATTGGGATGTAATAAAGACAGAAAAAAAACAACGGGGAATTAGTAAAGACGGGTTTCCAATATAAAAATAAAAAAAATAAAAAAGGCGGGTTTTACCCCGCCTAATTCTTAATTATATTTGATTTTCTACTTCTTGTGGTTTTTCTAGCTGTGGCAAGTCTGGATAATATTGCTCTAAAATAAAGGGCGCTTTTTGTTGCAGTACGCTTATAACTTTCTTTTCAGCTTCCTCAATATCATTTGTTAAAACAACATTATCAATTAGCTTGTCTTTTAAGGCTTTAATCTTTTCTAAGTCTTTAGAAGCCTTAGATTTTTTCATAAAGGTATGCGCATACTTATTGGCGAATTCGTCAACTTGATCGTCAATGTCAATAGCTGATATTGTTTCACTATTGCGCATTCTATAATGAGTATCGCCAAGGTTATGTTTTCCAGCGTATTTTTTGCAAAAATCCCTAGCGTCTTGTTGCGCCTTTTCATACATTAGTTTAGCATTTTCTAATTGCTTTTTTATTTTGTCAGCGCCAAGTTTTTCAGCAATAAATTTTCTTTTTTCTTGTATAAATTCTTGCTGTTCAATTCGTTGTTGCTGTTCAAGTACCGATATACTTTCAGAAAAAACATTATATATATTTTGTTTTAAATGATCGACTTGGTACATTTTAGCTTGAGGCATTTTAGTTCATTCCTTTCTTATCTGGATTAATAGAAACAACAAAGCCATTTTTTAAATTATAGACTTGTATTTCTCTATCAATCATTGTTGTTATTGGTTCAACTAGTTTTAAAGCTTCCTGCAAATATTCGTATGAGTATTCAGGGTTTAGCAAATCTAGCTGTTTAGGTTCTTTTTTTTCTATATTTATAGCCATTTTTTATATTCCTTTACTATTAAATATTAATAAAAATATACCATTTTTTATATAAAATTATATAAAAAAATATTGTATTTATGAAAAAAATCCTATAAAAAAGACTTATGAATTATCCAATAAAAAGCGAATATTTATTAATTTTTGGCAAGTATGAAGCAATTATTGAGACATACGGAAACGGGGTTATTTGTATAAAAATAGATAATGGCGGGATTTATTACAAGAATAGTTTTTATTTTTACACGATTAACCAAGCTATCAACAAAGCTAAAAAAGAAATCAAATATTTAGAAAGCGTAAAGGATTAAATGAAAAGTCTTAATTATATTTTAGGGAATATTACAGTCTTAGATTTACCAAAAAAAATTTTTAGGCAACAATTAAAATTAGGTATGGAAGCTGAGAAATTAAAAACATTTAGAGAGTATAATACAAAATTAGTTTATGGCGTTAGGCGTAAAGATAAAAAAAAATATGATTTATTAGTTAAAAAAAGAAAGGATTTATTAGAAAAATATGTCAAAGATAAGAAGTAAAAAAAATGATTTATTTAACTATTTCGCTTGTAATCATAAAGATTTAAGCGCTGAATATATAAAAGATTGTGAAACATTTTTAATTAATTTAGGTAATAAAAAAAAGAAATTTAAAGGCGGTTATAATAGATCAAATTTTTTTATTACAGCTTTGAAAAAATCAAATAGGCTATAAATTGCAGTTAATAAAACTTAATAAAACTTCTAAAATGAATTGTTTTAGCTTTAGCCTAGATGCTAGAGATTGTATAACCGGATCAAAATTAAGACTAATTGAGGGTTCGACTTGTTCAAAATGTTATGCGCTTAGAAATAATTATAATTATCCAAGCGTAATCAAGAATAGAAAAAATAATTTAAAACATCTTGAAAGCGAATATTTTGTTTATGTTATGACTTATCAATTACAGCATATGAAATATTTTAGATGGTTTGATAGCGGTGATATTCCGCATATAGAAGCGCTAAAAAAAATTGTAGAAATTGCTAAAAATACACCGCATTGTAAACATTGGTTGCCAACTAGAGAAATAAAAATAATAAGACAATATAAAAAAAAGTTTCCTAAAAATTTAGTTATTCGATTATCTGCGTCAATGATAGACGGAAAGCCACCAAAAAATTTTAAAAAAATAAATACATCAACAGTACATAAAGAAAAAAAGCCAATAGGATTTGTTTGTAAAGCTTACCAACAAGGCGGAAACTGTTTAAGCTGTACCGCTTGTTGGGATAAGCGAATAAAAAATATAAGTTATAAAGCGCATTAGAATAATGATATTTATTTTTAAATCACAAGCACATGGACAAGCACATGGACAAGCACATGGACAAGCACATGGACAAGCACATGGACAAGCATGAAAAAAGAATTAATTAAATTTGTAATAGATCATTTGAAAAACTTTAAATGTTATCCTATTGAATTTGAATACGATAACAAAGTTTATAAATTTGATTTTATTGTAAAGACGATACGAGAGAGAAAAAATAAAAAAAATTTACTTTAGGGCTTGACATTATCCTATAATATCCTATATTAAATACGAGCATAAGGTCATAATAAAAAGGGGAAACCATGTTAAATTATTCCCACTCTGTAAGGTTCGCTACCTCGTACAGTATAACACAAAGCCTTATGTTCATATTTAATATAGACGAAAGTCCCCGAGCTTAGGATGTGTAGTCCTATCCACATCACCAACAAGATAGAATCTATTGGTGAAAGGGTCATCACTTAATCCTTGTTGCAAGTGGAGTATGTGCAAGGTTCCTCAGTCTATACGACAAATATTGTTTGTGAGGTATATGAAACAAGATATTTGTCTCTAGAGTATCGGAGGCGCTCTATAATCCACGCACCGCTAGTAGCCGAGCTAGTTCCCTTCGGCATTAAAAAAAGAAAGTAAAAAAAATATTAAGGGGTAATGTTGTGAAAAATAAAAAACATATTGTTTGGATATTATGGGGGGATTCTGATCGACACTTAGAAAAATACAGTTTTAAATCTAAAGAGCAGATGAACTTTTTTTTAACAGGCACAAGCGAAGCGTATGAACAAATAGGTTGTGCTGAGTATGAATATCTTATTCAAGATAAGAAACCAAAACTAACTGACTTTGATTCAGTACATGAGGGGGAAGAATGAACAACAAAGAGAGAGTAAAAAAAATTAAAAATCTTTTGGGTTTGAGAAATAAAGATAGTGACGAGGAATACTATCGTGTAGCAGATGTTATTTGCGATCTAAGACATTTTTGTGACGCTGAATCTATTGATTTTTATAATGAGATAGATACAGCAGAAACTTTTTATGAACAAGAGAGGGAGTTCGAGAAATGATATATGGATATGATTTAGTAGCGGGAACAAGATTTGAGATGTCTATTAAAGAACTTTGTAGGATTCAAAATTGTGAAAATGGTTTGAATGATAATTGTTATATCTTTACTTCAATAGAAGAGAGAGAATTTCACTTCCTATCGAACTGCCTCGAAATCGAATTAAAGGAAAATACAAGAAAGGACAAAAAATGATTAGTAGATATACTCGAAGGTTTTTGTATAAGACAAAAATTCGTAAAGGAGAACAAGATTGGCATTTAAAAAATATGTCTTTTGAACTTACTGACGAGCAAGAGGCATTAAGACAATTAAATGGTCTAATAGAGAGCATAATTACAGGAAACGATACTTACACTTTAGAAAGTTTTAAGTGTGATGTTAAAGAGGCTATGCAGGAGATTGAACAATGAGAGAAGCAAAAGATATTTGTCATATTTGTGATAAAGTAGAGCCAACGCCAAGTATGACTTATGTAGATTCAGAAAATCCAAATGATGACAGATTAGTGTGTGATGAATGTTTAGCTAAGGAACAAGCTCAAGCACACGCTTAAGTTCGGGTTCAAGCGCATCTTTGTAAGGTTGTGCTATCGTAAACAACGGGCAAATTTCTGTGTAGTTAGTTGCAAGTTCACGAGCACAAGCGCCTTCCCACATCATTATTTCTCTTGTTTCTGGAATCTTAGCTAAGATAAAATTATCTTTGCAAAGTTGATATCTTTTTATGTTCCAAGATATTTGAAAGGGGCTAAGGTTCAAGCACATGCCTTTTGCTATTTTCAACTCACACCAAAATGAAATGTTTTTAGGTTCATGCACGAGCACTCCTAACAAGTCAGGTATCCCTGGAGTTCCATAAGTTTCTATTCTGGTCCAATGTATACTAGGAGTTATCTCTTTAATATTCTTCCAAAAAGTCGATTCCTTTCCTCGCTTTGTATAGGAACTTTTTTTCTTTTCTTTGTCTCTTTCTGATTGTTTCCCTCGTTTCGATAATGCGAACTTCGTCACCTTCGACAATGACGAGGCGAACTCCAAGTTCTTTTTGCCTTGGTTTAAGTTTGTTTCCAGAACCTCCGACTGCTTTACCATCAACTACTCTTGTTCCCCTCGAAGTTTTAACATCAAAATAATGCGATCTACCATTTGCAGGGTTGACAACAATAATGTCAATGGGTCCTTGCTCGGAACAGTTTTGAAAAACATAGTACCCTTGCTCAAGAAATTTTATTATCGCTTTCTTGAGACTGATTGTTGCTTTGAATTGTCTCGGTTGCATGCTCTATTGTTACATTCCTTCTCAATTTATCTAAGAGTTCGGTTACTTCCTCTAAAGACAAGTTATCAATACTTTTATCCTTAACCTTTTCTTTCTTGTCGTAAAATCCTGCTGCTTTACCACGGCTTATCTCGGCCATCAAAGCAGTTTTCAAGTCTGGTTTCATATCAAAAGTATTGACATCATCTGAGCTAGGGTTTTCTGCACGCAGTCCTAATTCATGAAGTCTTCTCATGTGGGTTGCTGGTGATATTTTATATTTGTTCCAAAGATCTTCTTGTAATGCACGAATATATTCATGAACCTTTGGAAACAATTTAGGATTTTGTAGTTGAGAGGCTTTAGCTCTTGATGATTTTTCAGGATAGCCTGCAAGAACGGCACATTCCCTAGCTGTTTTTCTATTTTCTTGAGCTACTAAATGCTCTGCAAAAGATGCTTGTTTAGGAGTTATCTTATCTCGTAAATCTGCTAACTCTTTTGTTAAAACAACTGGATCACCAGGATTTCTAAATTTCATATTGTTCCTCTTTAAAGAACATTTTACACAAAATAAATACAAAAAGTAAACAATTTTTATTTCTTTGCCTCCTCATACCCTTTTGGAAGAATAACTTGTTCTTCGGAAGAACGTTTGGAAGAACGACTAATTTAACAAAACATATTGATACTATTGAATAATAGAACTGGAAGAACGGGAAGAATGAATTTTGAATAATTTTTTTTTATTTTTTTTATTTTGTAGAAATGGTTCTTTATAGTAATCTATTCTTCCGTGGTCGGTGGTTCGTGGGCATTTATCCTTTCGTGTCCATTCAGTTATCTTTCCTCCTTTTCTATTAACATTTAGCCGTTGACCACGGTGCATTAATATTATAATATCCCATACTAGAAATGGATATAACTATTAGAGTTGATTTTGGCACGGGAGAGGCAAAAACGACTACTTTTATTGGAAAAAAAGAAGTTATTTTACCCGACATACAAGATTTTATACATAAAAATCATAATAGAAAAATAACAGTTCACCATAATCACGGGGAAGAAATCAGCTATGAAGAGTTATTTTTAGAAAAGGATAGAAATGAAAGAAACAAAAAAGAGCATATGGAAGAGCAGACCTGACGATACTTATAACTTTGAGCACATAGTAAAAATTTTAATCGAAAGAGATGGTTGGGTAAAAATACCTTGTTTCTCAGGTAAAGAACAATTAAGTGAGGATAAATGGTGGGAAAGAATAAAAGATGTTAGGTTTTAGAATACTAGTATTACTATGCTGTTTTTCTTTAGCAAAAGCATCTGAGATTTACTGTTATGACGGAGACACTTGTTACTACCAAGATATTCCAATGCGATTAATCAATGTAGACACCCCAGAATTAGGGACCAAAAAAGGATACGCAGCTAAAAAATTTGTAAATGATATTTTAAATAATGCCACCAACATTAGAATAAATTACAAAGGCGAGGGATATTACAAAAGATTTTTAGTCGACATAGTAGTTGATGGTAAGAGTTTATCAGAAATAATAATTAAAAACGGATACGGAGAGAGATATTAAAATGTATAAATATTTAGATATTCCAGGTTGGTTTAATATGCACGACGCATACATGAATATAGTTAAATATGTAGATGACGGCCAAACAATCGTAGAAATAGGTTGTTTTGCAGGAAGGTCCACAAGATTTTTATTAGACGGATTGGACTATGCCGGTAAACACAAAGTAAAAGTTCATGTTATTGATACTTTTGAGGGGTCAGGAATGGAACATGCCCAAGTTAATTTAAGCCCTATGTACGACGAGTTCATGAGAAATTTAGATGATTATATTCAAGATGAAAGGATCATAGTTCATGTCAATAGATCAGATAATCAAAATATCCTTGATTCTTTTGCTACAAATTCCGTTGCAGCAGTCATTATTGACGGAGATCATACAATGGAGGCTGTTGAAAAAGATGTTTATAACTGGTGGCCCAAGGTAATGGAGGGTGGCATTATGGTCGGTGATGATGTAAGGTTAGATTCAGTGAAGCAGGGTTGTTATAAAGGTTTGGCAAAACATGGTATTGATTCAGTCACACATGTCAGAGGAGAAGAGGGTTGGTTCGCAAAGATAAAACACCCAAACGCAGACAAGTTGGGGGAACAACTCAAACTCATTCCAGGCGTAAACTCTATGAAATTAGATGGTTAGATGCGTACGAAAAAGAAAGTGGTTGGCATAGTCTAAATGATGCCCTTAAAATTAGGCCTCCCGAAGTTCTTTCTGTGGGATATGTTCTCGCAGAAACAGAAGAGTACATCATTTTGGCAGCGGATATTGGTTCGGATAAAATGGATAATGACGTTGGTCGGGTTCAAGTGATCCCTGGTCAGTGGTTACTGAGCAAAAAAGAAATTACATAAAAGTCAAGTAATTTATTTAAATTTTACAGTAGATATTGACTTGCAATCTTTGATATACTAGAAGTTCTCATGAAAAAATTTGATATAGACCACAAAGCAATAACCGAGTTTGAGCTTAGAAATCTAATAATAGCGTCATTACAAAACAAATTATCTATTGAGATGTCCAAAGACAAATGTCTTTGTGGCGAGGATGAGCCTGCAAAAAAAGAGAAAGAAAATCTTAGTTATAATCGTCAATCCAGCTGAGGTTGGAAAGCTCTAGGCTCTACAATAAAAGCCTTTTCGAGCATAGAATCTACTTGTTCCATCATGTTATCCCAATCTTCTTCGAGATAACCGTTCACCATTCCATCAGCAAAAGTCACTAAGACTTTACCTACCGTGTCTTTCAACACTGGATCGTAGACTTGCTGTCGTTGGACAGCTAGCACGATTTTTGTTTTTATATCGTTCAACATAGCGTTGTCCTTTGTAAAAGCGGGAGTCGAAACAGGGTAAATGCTCCCGCTCTTATGGATATTTATATAGATTTTTTGGATAAAATGATATTAAAAAGTCAAGCTTTAATTTATGGAAAGTTACCCCCTAAGTTGAGGACAATTTTCCAACTTTTACCTGCGACACTTTGTCCAATTGACTTTATGGGATATATCCTATATAATGGGTGGCAGAAAGGAGAAACAGGGAATGGCAAGATACTTTCTAACCGAAGAAACTGAGAACTTGACTAACTGGGTCAAAAACATTGACAAGAAACAAGTAGTCCAAGTTCAAAAATGTGACGACGGCGAAGGTGGTTTTTTATATACCTTGACTGTTTTGGAATGGTGGGACAACCCCGACGTTCCTCATAAGTCCGGATATAGAGCCACTCATCAAATGTCTACACATGACTTCATTTATGAAGACAACTGTAGAAAAGATAACTAATCAAATCAGGGGGCTTCGGCCCCCTTTTTTATTCTGTTTTATCAACAACTTTTACAGTTCTACGATCAAGTTCTTTTTTTATATCCTCTTGTAAATTTTTTAGTTCTTCTATAGATAACTCTTTTAAATCTAGTTCGTATTCTAACTTGTACATCTCTATCCTTTCTTAAGCCGAGGGGATGCGAGGAATGGCATTTTAATCCCCTCAGCCGTTCATGCGAGAGCTAAAACAGATCTCATCCATCTGTTTGGGAGGTAGACTTCAGAGATAATTACTGATTCTCGCTATCAGTAATCAAGAGGAGACACCATGATTATGAATGAATAAAAAGTAAGGTTCTAAGATCTGCGGAGATCTAAGATAGGTGCCTCCTCCTCATTACTGAAACTTGTCTACTTTTTTACTCCAAGCCTTGTGCTCTTTCTCAACTAACTGAGAAAGTATGCCAGATATTTTTCTATCCTCACCAGCTATTTCTTTTAACTTTCTATGTGTTTCTACTCTTACAATGACTGATTTATATTTTTTAATGTCTGTCATTTAGGCTGATCCCCTCTAATATAATCATCAACCAAACTTACAAAGTCGTTGATCTCAGACACTAACAAAGAAAAATCCCTTTCTATATGAGTTTTAGTTAGTTGTTGAAAACCTGGCATTTCTTTAGCTTTATCTAAAGACACTCTGGCCTCATCCAGTTTATTGTAAAGATCTACTAGTTCGTCGTCTTTATCTCTTGCGTATGCATTTACTTTACCCATCTGATTCTCTTTCTTTTAATTTATTATATGTAATAATATATAGGAACTCCCACTGCATTGTCAACACCTTATTTCTTTTTTCTTTTGCTTTCTATTAACCATTCTTTCAGTGTTTCTCCTAATGATTGTGAGGCTAGATCAATTTTGTTTCTCAAACTATTAACAATATTTTCATCGACAGTTTTCTCACAAATAATATCAATGTAAGTGACGTTATTTTTTTGACCTATCCTGTGCGCTCTGTCTTCTGATTGTATTCTCTTTTCTAAATCATAATTATTAGAATAATATACAACAGTGTGAGCTGCTGTTAGTGTTAGACCGTAGCCACCAGTTTGTTGATTGGCTATAAAAAATCGGACAGGGCTGTCCTTGTCTTGAAATTGTTTTACAATCTCCTGCCTGTCCTTGTCTTTGGTATCACCAAAGTAAGTGACTACGGTTTCCTCCCCAAACTTTTTACGTAAAGTATCTTTTATATCTAGTATTGAATAACGATAGTTTGCCCAGATAATTACCTTGCCTTCTGTTTCTTCTAAAACATTTAATAACTCATCCATTCTATTATTTTTTAGTGGGACTGGCGGTTGGCCGTTGTCCGTGGGCAGATAACCACAAGTAATCTGATGTAGTCGAAGAAGCATTGTCATTGTATTATCTACCGTTAGAGTTTGTCCTTCGAGTTGCGCAATCGCAAATGTCGCTAGATCATTATACTGTTTCTCTTGTTCTTTACTTAGTTCAATGTATCTAGGTGAATAAATTTTATCTGGTAAATCTAAACATTGTTCTTTCAACACTCGAAAAGAAAAGCTAGCCAATTTATTAGACAACTCATCTAAGTTTCTAAATCCAACGATATGCGGATAAGCGTGAGTAGAACTATGTCGTTTTACTTCTATTGCATATCGAGCTTTGTATGCCCAATAAGAACTAAAACCTAAAAGGTCTTCATTAAGAAAAGCACATTGTGAATATAAATCCATAGGATTTTTAGTGACCGGGGATCCTGTTAAGATTCTTCTGTACGAGGCCCCTCTACAAATTTTTAAAATATTTTTAGTTCGTTGAGCGGAAGGACTTTTAATTGTAGTGCTTTCGTCAATGCACAACAAACTAAGAGTTCCAAGTAAATACTTCTGTAAAAATTCAACTGCTGGTTTGTGAGCCAAAGCCTCGACATTCATTAAAAAAATATCAAGACCATCAAAAGATTCAGATAATTTTTCTAAGCTTCTTGTATCTTCTTTTCTACGAGAGCTTGGCGCTACCCAAGTCGTAACTCTAGTTTCAATATGATCTGGTAGATGTGCGGGTATTTCTAGTCGTTCCCAGTTTCTATAAACTCCTTTGGGCGCTATGATGACAGCTGCATTAATTTTTCCGGAGTCATACAACATAGCAATATTATCAATCAAAACTTTTGATTTGCCTGTTCCCATCTCCATGAAATATGCAAAATTTTCGTGGCTCCAACTACAACCTAATGCTTGTAATTGATGATTAAACGGCTTCGTTTTAAAATTCGGATACATATTCTATAAACTTTCTAAGTTCTTTATATAGGATAACTTATATGTCTGTCAAGAGTTTCTTACTACAAAAAGTTGTGAGATATATTCCAGGATCTTTTACCTGTTCATAAGCTTGTGTTGCAGCGATCTTACATTCCTCTAGCGTATCAAATCTTTGAGGAGGAATATCCTCAATGCAGGTGCTACTTAAGGGAATATAAGGATCATTAATACAGAGCCAAATCATCATTATATATTTCATAGTTGTATTATGATACTCTTTGGTATAACTATTACAAATAGATTAGAGAATGAACAGAGTATATGTGACAACAAATACTAAGCTACCTAATGGTGGTTATAGAGATATTTCTGATTGTGAGAGATTCGGAACTCCTTACATCATGTTTGAAAATCCAAAACAAGTTCAAGTAAATTCTTCAAGATTTACATTTTCTGTAGAAAAAAAATTAAAAGATTTTACCTCGGAGGATTATTTAGTATTGATGGGAGACCCTGTATTAATAGGGATTGTCTGTGCTGTCGCTGCAAAAATTACAAATAATAATTTTAAGGTATTGAAATGGGATAGAGAAAGTGCTATATATATTCCCATAACAATAGAATTATAAAGGAGTTATATTATGGGTCTTATGGATAAAGCTTTTGAGCAGTCTCAAATAAATACTTTAGACAGTTCAGATGTAAAAGATCTTGGCGAAGCATGTAACGAATTAGATAATATTCGTAAAGCAAAAGCTGACAAAGCTGCCGAGATAAAAAAATTAGAAGAGAGAGAGTTTCAATTAGAGAATGAAGTCATCCCTTCTATGATTGAAAGTGCCGGTGTTAAATCATTAACGCTTACAGATGGCGCAAAAGTTTCAGTCAAAGATCAACTACGTGCAAACATAACAATGGAGAACGAGGACTTTTGTTTTAGTTGGTTAAAACAAAATGGTCTTGATGATGTTATCAAAAATAATGTTGTGTTGACATTTGGCCGTGGACAAGATTCCGACGCTACTAATATTATGAACGAGCTACAAGACAGAGGTCTGTATCCTAGTAATAAAAAAGCAGTAGCATGGAATACACTATCCAAGCTAGTAGAGGAGCAGATTTCTAAAGGTTCGATGTCTTCTGCCGATCAAGAAAAGTTTGGTGTGTACACCTATAAAAAGGTGAAGATCGAACGAAAAAAATAACAAAGGATAAATAAAAAATGACAAATCAAAAATCAAATGGTGCTGTCACCACAAAGGCAGAAACCTTACCTGCGAACAAAATGGAAGAGCTGGTAAAACTATCGGGGGTTGGTTTAGAATCTGTAACCACAGATGATTTACCTACACCAAGAATAAAACTATTACAAACAGGTTCCGACGAAGCCAAAGAGGGACACAAAAAATATATAGAGGGAGCAAAGCCAGGTCTTCTTTTTAACACTGCTAGTCAATCTACGTATGGTAAAGAAGGCATTAATGTAGTGGTGTGTGGCTATTCAAAAGAGTGGCCCGAGTGGAAAGAAAGAGGCACAGGTGGACCTGGTGCACCGATCCAAATCTTTACTCCACAAAATAAACCAACTGATGCTGTGCGTGGTGAGGACGGAAAGTTTCGTTTACCTAATGGTAACTATATTGAAGAAACAGCAACTTTCTATCTTTTGGTTTTAGGGAACGGTATTACCCCAGAGCCTGCTGTTTTATCAATGTCAAAGAGTGCATTAAAGCACGCAAGAAACTGGGCGTACATGTTAAAGAATGAGTTTATTCAAAACCCTAAAACTAAAAAACTATTCTTAGCTCCGTCTTGGTATCGTGTTTATAATCTAACAACCTTTATGGATGGTAATGACAAAGGTGATTGGTACAACTGGAAGATTGAGAAAGGGGACTTTCTTAATGACGAAGCTACTTTTGACGCTGCCTCTGCTTTTAACGAATCATTTAGAAAAGGTAAAGTGGTTGCTAGCTACGAGGAGGATGAAACATCTGAAGGGCAAAAAGGGGACATTCCCTTTTAGTCTAAATGGAACAACGGGTCTCTAAATTTAAAGAGATCTTTTTAGGTTTGGAGCGTGCTTATGGTACGTTCCAACCCAAAGAGAGTCTCAGAGAAGATAATAAAGCTGAGGGCGAAACTTGGATAAGAAAGAAACCATTAGATGAAAATCTTTGGAGCGATCACCTTTCTGGTGCTTGGCCTAGTCTTGGTGTATTTCCAATCAACGACGAGGATAAGTGTCGGTGGGGGTGTATTGATGTCGATGAATATCCCCTCGATCACGTATCTATCGCAAAAAAATTATCAGAAAAAAATTTACCATTTATAGTTACAAAATCTAAAAGTGGTGGCGCACATATATTTTTATTTTTTAAAGATTATGTTTCTGCTGCAATCGTTCACAATAAATTAAAAGAGTTAGCTGCTTTCATGGGTCTCGGGCATTGTGAAGTTTTTCCAAAACAAGAAAAATTATTAAGAGAGGGTAATGCAAAAGATTGGGAGGTCGGTAGTTTTTTAAACTTACCTTATCATAACGGACTGAACCACACAGAGCGATACGCTTTTAGTGACGAGGGAAATATTTTAGACCTAGATGAATTTTTAAAAGAAGTAGAAAAAAAATCTATCACAGACATTGAATTAAAAAAATTATCTTTAAAAAAAGAAAACTCAGATTTTACTGATGCACCTTACTGCATCGAAGCTTACTTAACAGAAAATAAAACAGTTCAACCAGGCAACAGAGATAACTTTCTTTTTCAATACTCTGTTTATGCAAAGAAAAAATTTGGTGAAAACTTTGAGAAAGAGGTTCACAAGTTTCATCACAAATATTTTGAGGACCCTTTACAACCAAAAGAAATAGAAAAAATTATTAGACAGGCTGACAAAAAAGACTGGGGATATAAATGTAAAGACCAACCCATGTGTTCTTTTTGTAATAAATCAAAATGTAGAATTAGAAAGTATGGTGTGGGCGATAGCAACATAATCACTGATGTAGGAAACGTAATACAGTATGGAGATAACGAGGATACGATTTATCATGTGACCGTGAACAATGAGCAAACGATAGTTTGCACTATAGAAGAGCTGTACGATCAGCACAAATTTAGAAAGAAGTGTTTAGTAAAATTAGCCTCAATGCCCTCGATTATGAAAAGAGAAGATTGGGATTTGTACATAACAACTATTGTATCGAAAGCTATAAAAGTTAAGTCAGAGTTTGAAATGACACCAGAAGGAGAGTTTAGAAATATTCTTACTAGATATATATCTAATCAAGCGAATGCTTTAGACATTGATGATATTCTCAATGGTCAGTGTTTCGTGGACGATGAAGAAAGCAGGGTATACTTTCGTTTGGATCAGTTGCAAGAGTATATGAGAAATAGAAGGTATGGTGCATTGACATCAAATCAAATGGGAATCTTTTTAAGAAACTTAGGTGGTGATTATTCTAAGAGAAAATTAAATAACAAGAAAGGTCAATTAGTTTGGTGGATCCCCAGTGATAAAATAATCACCAAACAAGAAGTAGAAATACAACAAGATAAAGAGGAGGAGATACCATTTTAACAAAAGTTTGTAAAATAATAGGGCCCCCTGGCACCGGCAAAACTACAAAATTATTAGAAATTGTAGAGGAATCTTTACGTTGTGGAACGGCTCCTGATAGGATTGGTTATTTTTCTTTTACTAGGAAGGCAACTCAAGAGGCGATAGATCGTGCTTGCTCTTTGTTTAAGTTGCCACGAAAAGATTTGAAGTGGTTTAGAACTCTACACAGTTTAGCTTATCAATGGCTTGGGTGCACACATACAGATATTATTCAAAGACAAGATTTTAAAGATTTTTATAATGAATGTGGTGTTGACATATCTAAGTCAATAAAAGTAGACGATGTCGCCGTGGGGGAAGAGGACTCCGGTTTGTCTTTGATAGATTTATATAGAGTTAAAAACACTAGCTTAGAACAAGAGTTTCAAAAATATGGTCATGTTGTTGGGGGCCTTGCAAGACTTCAAAGAGTGGATAAAGCTTACAGAATGTTTAAAAAGAAAAGAGGAATAAAAGATTACACTGATTTAATAACTGAATTTAATCGTATCGCACAGTCTCCAAAATTAGAGCTTGTCATTGTAGATGAGGTACAAGATTTGAAGCCAAACGAGTGGGAGATGGTGATGGTTATGATACGTCAGGCACATGCATCGTTTTTAGCTGGGGATGACGATCAAGCTATTTATTCTTGGAGTGGTGCTGATGTATCTAAACT